TGGCGCCATCCTCTGTCCACGCCGGAACAGAACACCACCGAGCGGGGTCTGGTGTCTGAAAGATGAAGCGCTTCAGATACTTATTGCTCATGGCTCAAACTGGAACGCCCATCATCGCGCCTCCCAGGTCTTCGGCTCATGTCCGATCAAATCCACGATTTCGTAGTAGCCAAACCCCAAGCGCTCGTGGATGCGCTCGGCGCTTTGGTCGTTGCCGTATCTTTTTGCGTACGCCTGCCAAACCTCTTCGTGCTCGGACCACGCAATCGTCCCTGCCGGCTTGTCAAGCTCCTGCTGCACGTACGCCCGCCGCTCTCCTTTCGCTCCGCTCATCGCGCCCCCTCGCTGCATTCATCGCAGGTGTGGAACGACCCGCGCAAAGTGCCATCGTCCAGCGTCAAATCCGGCTCTACCGCGCACAGGCTCTCGCACGGAACATGCTCGTAACAGAGCGGGCACGAGTGAACGTGGTTGCCATAACTCTCCAGAGGATGGACCCGCGACTGCATGTCAATGACAAGGCTCATCGCGCCCCCAACTCTCGGGCGCGCCTTGCGACGGCGCCCCAAATGACCACAGCGTCAAGGCTACCGTGATTCGCGCTCCATACATTGCGCAGTTCCTCCGCCAACTCCTCCACCGGCCGAACCGGGGCAGCGGTGCCGCGGAGTAGGCGGCGTGCTGCTTTGGCCATCTCGTGCGTTGATGGGACGGCATCGTGTATGGCCTTTGCCACTTCCCAATCCGTCACATCCGGTGGCAACGCGGCGAGCTGCGCGGCAAGGGCTTCGCGCTCTTTGGTCATCGCGTCCAGCTTTCTCTCAGCGTCTATGATGTCGTCCTGATACACGGCGCAGCGCTCGCTAAGACACGTCACTTGGGCGCGGAGCTTGGCCAGTTCGGCGGCGCGTGTACTGGGCTTGAGGCGCAGGACGGTGGAGCCATCTCCGGTGGCATCCATCCACGCATTCCTCCTTATGTACCTAAAGGCATCGCACTGCGAAACCTCGCGACCACCGATACCAAGGTACTTGCCGTTGGCAAGTTTCACGATGTACCGAGCGCCACTCATGACTTCACCGCTCCGATAACCTGTATGGTTGTACTGAGCGCACCAAGAAAAAGGCCAGTGACGGCCATGGAAGTGCCGCTGCTGCCGGCCAGGTACATGATGCAGATGATGGCGAGTGTCATTGGCGTTTCTCCAGGTCAGAGCGGACCTCAGCGAGCCTGTTGAGCAGGTCAAGAACCTCGCGACCGCGCTCCTCGCGCTGAGCCACAAGCCTGTCGGTGAGCGAGTCCCAGGCCTTGTTCAGGTTGTCCAGTGCATTGGCCATGTTGTGAATATCGTCTCCGCACGTCTTACCATCACGCACAAGGTCCATCAGCGCCTTGGTTGCGGCTGACTTGGCGTCCCACACTGCGCGGTCAAGGCCGCTCATTTCTTGGCCTTCTTTCCGTGTTCACGTTGAGCCTGCCGAACAACCTTGGCGAACGCAACCATCTCAGGCTCGGAGCTTTTGAGGTAGTTGAAGAGGGACGAGCGGTCCAGACCGGCAGCCTCTGCAGCCTCAGCTAGAGTCATCCCACGGCGAACGTACGCCGCAACCTCTGAAGCCAGCTCGCTTGAAACCTTCGTCGGTCTACCCATCGTGGACATGCTACTTACTCCTTTTCCAGCGGAAGTCACCGCCTGAATTGTCCCACACTTCATCTCCGAAGCGAGGCTTGCCGCCGCGCTTCACGTACACCTTGGCAGCTTCTTTGAAGTACTTGAGCTTTCGCTCCAGCCGCCGTATGCCGTCCAACATGTTACCGGCCTCTTGGTCTGACAAGGGGTCATCAGTGAACGTCACCGACTCGCCCATGGCGGCCGGCAGAGACGCGGTGGCATCGCAGAACGCGAGGTGGGCGCAGTACAGCTGGGTGCAGTGAGGCCCCGGCCTCGGCCCAGCGCTTGGCGCCACCAGAGCCGCAGCATAGGCCGATGCGTGGTTCACTACGTCGCCCCAGGAGACCGTCCAGGCCTCTTTGGTGTCGTCATCACCAATGTACTCAGCGACCAGTGTGACGCTTTCTGGGCGCATCCTGGTGGCATAGCAGTACATCGCGGCGAGGGTCAGGAGCTGCTTCTTGACGCCAGTGCCACCACCGGTCTTCCAGTCGGCCACCAGCAGGTCGTTGCCTTTCACGCCGATAAGGTCACACGAACCGTGATTCAATGCGTCCATTGGGTAGCCACGGTCCTCCACGCCGGCATAGATGAGCGCGGTGTCACTCGGGGACATCGGGTCCCAGCCCATGGCAATCTCGTAGTGGAGCGTGTAGCCGGCAGCCTGGTACTCGGCTAGGCGAGCCTTGGCCCGGTTGAGCATGACCATCTCGCCTGCCACCAGGGTCGGGGTGTAGAACGGGTCGGTGCCGGTCTTGTACACAGCATGGTGTACGCGCGTGCCGCGCTCAGCCTTCTCCTTGTCCACGTACTGCTCGTCGTACCACTGAGAGCCCGGCTGCATCCAGTGAGTGCAGCCAGACAAGACCAGCGCCGTGTAGGACGCTGAGGGGGAGAAGAGGCCGAGGCGGCGCTTACTCATCGCTGCGTGTACCGGAGTAGCTTCATAGTGAAGTCCGAGTTGTGCATGAATGCCTTGCTTCTTGCGGAGTATTCTTCGGCGGCATGATTGACGATTTCACGAAGCTCCTCAAGCTCTTTGTATTCCGCTGGAGCCATACCTGGTAGGCGCTCCCTGAGATGCCGCACCTTGACCTCAAGCATGTCGTTGAGTTCTTTTAGCTTCTCAGACTCCTCCCTGTACCTGCAGATAGTATCTTTCTGGTTCTCGTTCATTGTATCCAGCTTCTCAGCATTCGCACGGAGGCTATCAACCTCCTGCCGCAACCGCTCGTTGTCCTTGTCCACGGCGCGGAGTGAGCGCAGCTCGTCAATCAGGTCGGGGATGGCCTCAAGCGCTGCCAACATCACGAAGCGGCGCGAGTTCCCGCACGGAGACGGCACGAAATACGAATTGCATTGGACCATGTCATCCAGCTGCTTCTCTGTGAATCGCTCACCCATGGTACGAACAGTCCTTTCGGTTGATGCCGCAAGCGCACTCGTGTGGCTGCGTGTTGAAGTATTGCTTATGCAGTGGTTCTGGTGGTGGCTCTGGCCATCCAGCGTCTACGGCAGCGGCCAGGAACTCGTTGGCGGTATCCTCAAGCCACTTCTGGCCTGAGGTCCGCACTGGGTCAATGGACCGATTGACACCGAAAATGCCTTGGTGGGCGGGAGGCGCACGACGAATGAGAACGAACCCAGCCCGGAGCCCCTGTCCGCTGAGCTTGTATACAAACAGATGGTTGTTGGCGTCTTTCAAGATAACAGTGTCGCTCATTGGGTTGTACGACTCAACGACGTACCGGTTGGCTGTTGAGCATTCCTCGTACACGTCACCCTTGTCCATGTTCTGCTCCTTGTGTTGATTGGGTGCACCGGATGCAGACGCTTTGGTGTCTTCGGTGAGCCGTGCTGGATTCGCACCAGCGTTTCCCGCGGACAAACACGGGGTCCTTGACTGCTAGACGAACGGCTCAGTTGGCAGACTTCTTGCTCCGGCCTGCCAGCGGAGTTTCTGCAGCACACGCGCGCCTGTGTATGACCCTGGGCGATTGAAGTACTATTCGCAACCATTCGTAACGCGAAATGCGCGCACAAGTCCTTCAGAACGGAATCTCTTCGTCTCCGTCCCACTTCGGCGCGGTCACCTTCGGAGCAGTCTTGGCCTTCGGAGCCTCCGACTTCTGCTCGCCACCGCCGTTACGCTCCTTCAGGCGGATGCCGTCCGAGTCAGCGAGGATGTTGAGGTTGGTGTAGAGCTTGCCGTCCTTCTCGCGCTTCTCCACCACAAGGTTGCCGTCCACCACAACCAACGAGCCTTCCTCTGGAGGCGGGCCATTGAACACAGTGACACGGAAGAAGGTCTTCTCCACGGTACCGGTCTTCTTGTCCTTGCGACTCGTCGCCAGGTCAAAGCGATGATACCGCTCACCAACGACCAACCGATTCACGAACCCATCCGCAGTTACCTTCACCATTACTTTGACTCCAGTTCTTTGATTGCCTTCACGAGCGCTGCGACGTAATTGTCACTGAGGTTCAGTGTCTCGGTCTCAACCAGGCAGGCGTTGAGTTCCTTCACGTCCCCTCGCGCCTTTGCAGCTTTGATACGAGCAGAGAGTTTGTCAATGGGTGAAAGCTCAGGAGCCTTCGTTGCTGCGTTTCCATCGTCGTCCTCGGTCGGAAGGCCAAGGATGGCCAGCAACGAATACCGCTTGCCGTATGTGATGGCAGAGCCGGCCTTCTGCGGGTCGCTCGGGTCCTTCAGTGGAACGTCCATGCGCGACTCTGCTCCGCAGAACCCAGTGTCGGCATGCACAATAAGCGTGTGGACTTCAATGAGTCCGACGCCAGATGCGGTCTGCACGACGCTGCCGATGCGCTGAGAGAACACAAGGCCGTTGTCGTTCAGTGGGCCCTTACACGCCTCAATGACGCTCTCCAGCGTGGCGTACTTGCTCTTGAAGTGGTCGTTCTTGCGGTCCTTGCTCGCGCCGGTCATGGTCCTCTGGGCGGCAAGGAACGCGCGCCAGAACTTCTGCTGAGCATCCATGGTGGACACTTCGTGGGCACCCTTGGCCACCTCCACCTCCATGCGTACCCGGAACTGCTCCGACTCAAGGTCGTTTCGTGAATGCTTTTGCTGCTCGCTCATAGATGTCCTCCAATTTCTTTGCAATGAATGTTCTGTCGCTCTGGCCGTCAAAGGACGTGAACGTCACCGAGATGCCGCTGTCGTGGTAGAAGTCTACGTCAACGCCAGTGAAGTCATGTTCCTTCGCCAGGCCAGTGAGTGCCCAAAGCAGACTGTAATTTCCCACACGGCACCCTACCATCAGGCCTTGCCATGCTCAAGGAAGTCCTGGGCCTCTTTCAGAGACCGCACAACGACGTAGGCAACGCAGGCGCCACCGTTGGTCACCCAGTTGTCACGGAACTCTTCCTGGGCCGGCCTGAGCTTGCCCACGGCGGTCTTTACCTCCATGGCGATGACTCTCCCGTCCAGCACCACGAAGATGTCTGGGAGCCCGGCTGGGCCAAGGCGAATCATCCGGTTGCCCATGAACGCGAAGCCGGAGTTCTGTCGCCAGTGCATGATGTGCTTGCGCTTCAGGTAGTCCAGTATGGACTTCTGGATGGCCTTCTCCGGCTGCACCGCTCTCTTGATGCGCTTAGCGGCCATTGGTGAATGTCGGGCAGCTGAGCTTGTGCCCAGAGCCGGGCTGCTGGCACACATTGCACTCTGTATTCTTCTTCTTCTTTTCCGTGTCGGTGAAGTGTGGCTTGCTGGGCTCCATGTAGGAGTACCCGACAATCTTGCACACGGCAAACGACTGCCCCGGGTTCTCCGCCGACATGCGGTACGCCACGCTAATGGCGGACTGTCGGTCCTTGTGGATGACTGTGGGGGGAAGCTCCGACTCTGGGTTCCAGACGATGTACCGCGTTTCCTTGTCAAACTTGTCCATGGTGCCTCCTAGAAGTCCTCGTCAGTGCTTCGCTCTTGCGTCGGTAGCCTGTCCATGCGATCTCGCTCATCGCGCCATTGCTTGGCAAGTCGCCGCTCCTCAATCTCCTCAGGAGAGTGCTCCTTGAATGCGTTTCGCAGACGGAACTGCAGCATGATACCGGCCGCAGTGCCGTTGGATGCCCATCCGAGGGTGAAGCCGACGGCGAACATGGCTATGATTGTCAGGAATGTAGTCAGCATGAGAATGTCTCCGTTCACCAGTTGAGCTTTCGTCCACGAAGCCGCTCGGCCTCATGAATCTTGTCGCGAAGTAGCCTCTTGAGTCGCCGCACGATAGAGCTACGGGTCACATGCCCGTAGTCCCATCCATGCGGAATAAACACGCAAGCCTCGTCTTCGGTGAGACCAAGCACCTCGGCCATAGCTTCATGGCCTTCATGGTACATGAAGGGGCGCTCCCGGTCTGGCTTACCCTCCGGGCTGTAAAGCACGTCGTAGTTGGCGTACTGAATGTCGCTGTGTGGGCTCGTGTTGACCAGGAACAGACCGGCTCTACGAAACACCGGAATCGTGGTTGCCCAGCCACCCGCGCAGGCGGTGGTTCCGCACTGTGGCTCAGATTGGAGCTTTCCCGACGCCCACATACTGAAGTCAAAGGCCTTTCGCGGAAGCGACTCCAGCTTCTCAATGAGAAGGCGCAGCCGGTGGGCATGGTGCTTCTTGAACTCTGGCTTGCGCTCGCATATGTCGTTCATTCTTCTTCTCCGCTCGTTGGCCGTTGTGTTTCACTGTCGCTGAATGACAGCGTCTTTCCGGTCCACTTCAGATACACGGTGCCGGTTGGTCCGGAGCGTTGCTTGCGGATGATAAGCTCACCCTCGTCCTCCGGGGACGACTTGTTGTAGACGTTGTCTCGGTACACGAAGGCAATCACGTCAGCGTCCTGCTCAATCGCCCCGGACTCCCTGATGTCCGCCATCAGGGGCCGCTTGTCTTCGCGGTACTCGCAGTTCCTATTCAGTTGACTTAGGGCCACGACTGCGCAGTCAAGCTCCCGAGACAGCAACTTGCATCCTCTTGAGAATTTGGCAAGGGACCTTTGCGTATCATCGTCACCACCGGTTGCCAGCTGCAGGTAGTCAATGGTGACCAACTTCAGTGGCCTTCCTAGCTGCAGCGCCTTGCGCGCCACGATGCGTGACTTGCGAATGATGGCGTCAACGCTGTACGTCTCGTCCTCAATGAACCAGGAGTCCACCGGCATCATGGCCGGCACACCGCAGGCCCTTGACGCCTCCTCTGGCGACATGCCCTTACCTGTGATGACTTTGCGCAGGTTGATACCAGCACGCTCGGACACCTCGCGCTCAGCATGCTCCTCTGCGCTCATCTCCAGGGACACGTCCAGCACGGACCATCCCTGGCGAATGACCGAGTTGCGCAGTGTCTTGGTGATGGCCGTCTTGCCCATCGCCGGCCTCCCGGCGATGATGTAGAGCTTGGACTGCAGCCCCACGATGTATGCGTCCAGGTCCCTGAGCCCTGTGCTGATTGGCGGCGGGGCCGTGTCGTTCATGCGACCAAGGAGCTTGGCCATGAAGGTGTCCATGACCATGCGACCCTCCTTGACCGATGCGCTGCCAGAGTCGGCCGCCCTGTACAACTCTCGCTCCAGTGCATCCATGAGCTGCTGTGGGTCTGAGTCCTTGCGCACCGATGCCGCCGCAGACTCGCACGCAGACTGGAAGACGCGTAGCGTATGGGCCCTGCGCACGTCTGCAATAACCCCCCTGACGTGAGACGGCCCAGAGCCAGAGAAGGCCAGCTCCATGGCCTCCAGGTCGCTGGATGACACCTTGGCCCTATCCAGCATGGACGACTTGTTGATGCCGAAGCCCTGCACCATTAGCTTCTGCGCCGCAGCAAAAGCCTCTGCGCACTGGTGTGACGAGAAGTTGCTGGCGGACAGCTCCGTCAGAATCATCTCCTTGGCCTCATCGGTGCCGCGCAAAAGTGTCCCTACTGCGGCAAATTCGGCGTTCCTTGCGCTGACTGCCATCAGTTTGACGACTTTCGCTCGGCAGCTTCTGCGGCATTCTTGTCAATTTCATCGTAGGCATTACGCAGGTGTTCGTTGATGAACATGGTCACCTCCGACAAACCGGCCGACAGCCCGTCAAAGCCGGCGCGCAGTAGCGCAGGGCATGCAAGACCCACCAGCGCACCATACCCAAGAGAGCGACCGATGAGCTTCCCGACACCCCTTGCCTGCGTGCAAAGCTTCCCGCGCAGTTCTTCATCGCCGGCGATGTAGGCCACCGAGAGCCTCTCCATCGTCGGCTTCAGCGCCATCTCAAAGAGGGCCGTAAGCGCCTTCTCTTCCTCCGTGTCAGCGCCAGGTACCGTCACTTGCACAACAATCGGCGTTTCCTTGTCACTCATTTGTCCTCCAGAATTCTTGCCAGCTTCATCGCCAGCTCCATCGCCTCATACCGCGTCATGATGACCGCAACGCCAGAACCAGTAGCCATCTCACGATGAATGCCAACCATCTCCCCGTTTTGTGTAACGCGAACGTCACCGAATGCCCCGGAGTACCGTTTGTGCTTCCGCAACTTTGCTGCCGCACGGAACTCGTGCTCCCCACCGAACATGGAGAGCGTCCTTTCAGTCACGGAGAGCTTCATTTTGTCACCTTGAAGATGTCGGCTAGGGTTTCTTCCAGTCCCCGCAGGTCCTTGGTATGAGCCCGTGCAACGGGGTAGGTTGTACCACGAGACGGGTCGGCAATCATGCCGTAGAACATCGGCGTGAGCGGTGGAGCGCAGATTGTCTTGGCGTCGGCAGTCACGAAGGTGAACAGGTTGAGCGCAGGCACCGCCATGGCTTCTTTGAACTTGCGCTTCCATGCGGAAGACGAGCAGAGGGGCACATGCTCCTGCGCAAGGTACGCCTCCAGCGTGAGCTTTACCGGCTTCACCTCCACCTCCAGCGTGATGTCTGGAGCAATCTCGGCGGCACGCCCCGGGCCGTAGTACACCTGCAGGTCGCATGTTCCGTACCAGTCGGAGAGCTTGTCGCCACGCTTGGCGATACGCACTGGCATGTGCAGCACGTAGTACCCAAGGCGGGCGATGTACCCGCCGGCAAAGGCTTCCGTGAAGGACGCGGAGTCCATGCGGTCAATGAAGGACTGAGTGATTCTGGGGTGATACTCGCTCATTTTTCCTTCACTTTCTCGCCAACATACTTCACGCGAAACCACTCTGGCGCCGTCGTTACGACTCCATCACCAAGAGACTTAACCTTTCCGTGAATGATCTTCGGAACCCAGAACATGCCGGTATCGTCAGCAAAGAGTGTTGCCTTGACGGTCTCGTGGACAACCACGTTCGCGTGAATCTCTCGGGGCTCGGAACCATCCCAGGCGTCATCTTCATACAAGTATCCGATGTAGTCCTCCGCGCTCACGGTTTCACCTCGCTGCTGTTCACGATGCCGCTGGCGGCCAGGTCTGCGCTCTCTCGGAGCTTAGCCTCCGCTTCCATGGCAACGGTATGTCGTGCCATAAGGTGCCCAATGACCTGCGGGGCGGCGGCTTCCCAAGAGTATAGACTGTAGGTCTCATAACCACTCGCGCGCTCCAAGAAGGAGTCAATGTCATGGAGTGCAATCTTCCCAGGAGCATTGCGAGCGAAGACGCTCTCGTTGCCGTACGTACATCCGATGGGTGCGTACGTACCGAGCGACTTGTTGGTATCAAACACGCCGTACTGAAGGTCATACTCGCGCTCCCATTGCTCCATTGGGCCATCGGCCATCTGCTTGTACTTACCTTGGTTCAACTCGGTCCAGTACAGCTGCGGGTGCGTTTGTACAAGCCTATTGAATGTTCGGTACGGCCAGTTGGGGTGGAATTGCAGCCACGCCAGGGGGCAGTGCGACACATGCTTGTCTTTGGACAGAAAATTGTCCTCCAGCATCTTGACGAACTCGGCGGCCTCAATGTGCTTGCCCGTCCACTCAATCTCAGCGTCCACGATGTGGCCGTCCGCCCAGAACAGGCAGTCCCCGATGAAGTCCATCTGGGCCTTGAACGACTCTGGTTTGGGGTAGTTGTATGCCCATGTGTACAACTCAATGCCAACTACGTCGCACGCATCGCGCAGGTTGCTGATACTGAATGGGCCGGTGGAGCCAATGAATCCCGGGAGCTTCCACGCCTGCTCGCCAGCCCTGATGGCAAGCCACTTCACACCACATGCCTTCATCGCGTTGAGCATGGCAAACCAGTCACGGTTCTTGTGCGCCGCCTCATGAAACGCAACCCACATACCGAGTCCTTGCGGTCTTTTCACTGGCCTACTCCTTGCTTGTGTCTATATTGCAGAGATGCTGAACGACAAAAACGTGACCGATGCCATCAATTCGCTACAGCTTGCCTCCATCGTTGCGGATTTCCGCATTGTGGACGGGGCGCTCAAGTGTAGGCTGAACCTGCAGTACGACAAGGAACGAAAGACTTCCGATGGAGTTCCTGTTCGTGGCTCGGTTGTGTCTGGAACAATTGCCCAGGTTGAAGATGAGCTGCGCAAGCTGGCAAAGAGCCAACGACGCTCTCTCATCGCGGAAGCGAAGGCTCTGAAGGCCAAAATTCAGAGCGACATTGACGCCCTTGAGGCGATTGTGGACGAAGAGGCTTAGGGCTCTCGCTCGGTATCGGGGGCTTCTGCATCCAGAAGCTCCTGAACCATCTGCTGCGAGTTGGCCTCGTCAAGCTCGCGAGCGAACAGCTTGGTCTTCAGGGCAGCCTCTGCAATGCGCAGCTGCTGACTCGCAACCTCAGCGGAGAGCATCTTTTGCACGTCCTCCGGCTCGGCATACTGCAGAGCCAAACGAATGAGTTCCAGGGCAACCTGGGCCGCCGTAGCAAGGGCCTGTTCGGCGCTCACTTGCACGTCTCCAGCTTGCCGGCGTCGGTCTTGCAGAAGCCCCAGCGCTTGGACACCTCAGCGAAGCACGCATCACCCTCAGCGACCGTCTGAGAGTAGTCCACGCAAGCGGCAAGCTCAGCAGCAAAGGCGGCCTTGGCGGCATCCTGCGAGTTGGGCTCTCGGCAGCCAGAGAGAACGAGTGACAAGTCAATGGCAGCGATGGTGCCAAGAATCAGCGCCACCAGCACGGGGACGGCTGACTTCGTGCGGAACGGCTTGAAAACGACTCGGCAACTCACTTGTCATCCTCCTTTCGGTCAATCAAGACCGGACTGGGAACGAGTACCATCAGGAAGCTAGTGAATGCAGACACCGGCAGGTGGCCAGAGTACACCAACCCACCAATCACCACTGCGATGACAGAGAAAAGGATAGTGCGCTGCAGGTCCACGTCTACTTTCGGCATTGCGTTCAGCTCCAGAGGATAAGCATGGGTCGTTTCTACGCAAGCCCCTATCAGACGGTTCCGTGCATGAGCACATTGTCGTACTCAGGAGACGCCACGTACCACTTGAGCGTTCCAACGCCAAGCGCTAGCACGTCCACGAACACGTCGCGCTCGGTGCTCAGCCAGAGGGTAACCTTCTCGCCCGCGTTGATGCCAAGTCCATTGGCCGCAGTTGTGCCGGTGGTGACTGTGGTGCCAAGGCGAATGTACACACCGAAGCCAACGGCCTCAAAAGTCACCATGACCTTGCCGGATGGGCGGTCCGCGGCGGCGAGGGGAGTGAACACGGCGGAACTGACAGCAGCAAGGCCAGTTGCAACGCTCAGAACCTGCTGAGCGCTGGGACCAACGCGAGGCGGCAGCCGGGTGTGGAATGCTTCTACGACGTAGGTGCTCATTGGGTCAATTCTCGCACGGTTTCATGGGTCTGTCACATGCATTCACTGCACAAAACTCGCTCAGGTCCCACTGGGTCAGACATGGCTTGATTTCATCGTTGCTGGAATAGTACATGACGCTTTTTCTGACGGGGATATGCCGCAAACCAAGCGCATGCCCAAACTCATGGAGTACCACGCTTGCAAGGATTCGCTCGCTGAGGATTCTGCCTCGCACGATACCCACCCGGACTACGCCCTTGCCGTACGCTGAGTGAACCCCGTCTGGAGGGTTGGTGAGCCCAACGGTGCTTGCTCCAGACTTCTGGTCAAGGAGTTGAACGAGCGGGTCTGCGCCTTCCAGTTCCACGATGAGGCTTTGGCCGTCCCACACCTCAGCCGGCAGAGATGCGTCAAGGTCCCACACAACCTCAATGCTGGCCTGCCCAGACGTGGCCCTGCTCCACTCCTCAGCTGCGTCCATGATGACCGCTCGGTCCCACTTGTTGAAGTCAACGTCCCCGTGGAACTTGACATGAACCGTGGATGCGGACAGGGGGACCTTGGCCGGCTTCTGAACGGAGCATCCAGGGAACGCAGATGCGATGACCATGGCCATCAGTACGATGAAGAACCCACGAACACTCATTGGAATGAACCCCTCTGCTCTGCAGTGAGAAGCGGTGAAGCGGTGGCCGGAGCCACCTCTTCCTGCTGCGGTGCGCCCTCTGCAGCCTTGGCGCGCTGTTCTGCCACTACGGCGAATGAACTCTGAAGGCCCCTGATGAAGGCCGGGTCGGTGAGCGGAGAGACAGACTCACCAACGGCATCGGAGAGCATCACAACCTTCTCCGGCGTGAGTCCACCACCGCTCTGTTGCATCATCGCAACTTCCGCACGCAGCGAGTTGACCATCTCACCATGGAGAGCTGGCCACTGGGAGCGAAAGAGCTTGGCATCATCGCGTGTCATCCTGCCCGCCAAGATGTTTTTCATAGCAGACATTGGGTCAGAGACAACCGAGTAGCCGCGCATGAACGCGGCCTGCTCCTGCGTGAGTACGCGCTGCTTGCCCTTGGGCTTGGCGAGTAGACTCGGAGCGGAGAATGGCTCAGCGGCCTGCATGCGCTTCAGCATCTCGCTAGTAGCCCGCTGGTGTACCTTTATGATTGAGTCCTGCATCTGCTTGGACGAAGACACGCGCTCAGCGTACCTGCGGACCATGTCAGCGAACTCGGGGCTCGCGCTGCGCTCCACGCCAGCCTTCGCAGCCTCGTAGTCCTTCATGCCACCAGACACGGTAGCCAGGCCCTTCGCTCGCACACCACCACGCACAAACTCGCGCACAGTGCTGGTTACGATGTTCTGCACTGTCTCAGTCGCCTTGGCCCACTGGCCGCTGGCAGAGAGACGATGAACCGTCTCTGCGATGTCGTGAGAGTTGATGGCTTTGGTGGCAAGGCGCCGGGCTCCGAACGCGATGACACCGGCTACCGGGTGGCCGGTAGCAAGTCCAATGGCCGCACCGATACCGGCGTCACGGAATGCCTCGCCAACCGCATTGCCAGGCGTGGCCATGGGCTCAGCCTTTGCGTGGGACACGATTTCACGAATCTCCCTGGACGTTGCCTCGCCCAGCGAGGCGCCTTCGTACTTCTTCCAGAGCGCCTTGGTGCTGGGGGAGAGCGACGCGGTCTCGGCAGTGATGCGCATCTCGTTCACGATGACATTCTGCAGGCTGTCTTTGGACGCGGCGGTGAGGGTTGCATCCTTGCCGATGAGGTCGGAGAGCCTGTTGGCCTCCTGCAGTGTCAGATAGCCATTGGCGCCAGCCTTAGACTTCTTGGCCACGCTTACGAGCGACCGAAGCTCCTCGTCACCCAGCTTGCGAACCTCACCCATCATGCGCTCAACGTCCACCTTTGCGGGGGGGGCATTGGCCACGAACTCATCCAGCGCAGTGCGCTTCATGGCAGCGAACGTCTTCTCGTTCTTCGCCGTGGCACTGATGAGTGCCTCTTTGGTGAAGAGACCAGAGGCGCCGGCCATCTCCAGCTCCTTGCTGGCACCAGAAAGGAACGTTGGGAGCTTCTCCGAAGCAATGCCCATGCGCCTGGCCACGGCTTCGTCCGCCTTGGCGGAGATGCGATTCATGGCGCCGCCTAGAGCCGCGCTACCCAGCTGGCCAATGCCACTGGCAACACCACCGCCAATTGCGCCAAGCATCAGGCCCCCGCCCGCAGAAGCGAGAACCTCTGCAGTGAGCGGACGGTCATGGATGACGTTCTGGGACACCTGAGCGCCGGCGGAGTACAGCGCACCCTCAATGCCAGTGCGCGCAGACGCCTCCAGGACGGTCTTTGCGGCATTGCCCAGGTACTTGGCCGCCCCAGCCTCCACTCCAGCCACAGCGAGCTTCTCGGCCTCAGCAATGCCCATCTTGGCAGCTAGGCTCCCAAGCCCAGCCTTGGCGGCAAGGCCAACCTCGCCAACCGGCATGAGCATGGACGCGGCGAAGCCAAGTGCTTCCGGGGCTCCATCGCCAAAGCGCTCGTTGGCTAGTGCGTTCTTCTTGTAGTCGTCAGCCAGGCCATGGGTGACGCCAACGGCATCAAGCGCGCTTGCGCCAAGTCCCATCTGAGCCTTGTGGATAGGGTTGCCGGAGGCAATGCCCTCCCACCAACGCCAGGCTTCAGGCTGGGTGTCGTACTCGGTTCGTTGCTCTCGGTACTTCTTGCCGTACTCCTCGGAGACGAGTTTTTCTGGGTTGGCCTCCGACACCGGTACCTGCACTGGTGGGCCATTGTCCTGCTGCCAGACGAGGGGAATGTCCGCACCGGTGCGCTCTTGAATGATTCCAAGAGGCACAATCTCCTTGTCTTTTTCGCTCATTGCTTGATGCTATTCTGCACCCGCGCGGCGGAGCGACCGGCGACAACGTCGCGCGTCTTGGAAGTTGCGTCAGCGATGCGCCTTGCGATTACGCGGTACGGGTTCTTTGCGTTTCCGGACACCTTCGCAGCATCGGCCACCGCTGCGCCGAACGCGGCATCGTCAATAACCTGAACCTTCTTGCCAACACGGCTGATGGTGTCATTGAGGGTGGACTCGTTGCGGATGAACCCAACGCTTTGCTTGATGCGGTCAAGCTCCTCGTCCTTCACGGCAACGCCGGCAAGATCGTGAATCTCCGCATTTGCAACCATAGCCTGTCCAGCAAGCAGCTTACGCACCGCGAGGTCTGCCGGGTCTTTGCTCGGCATCGCTTCTGCGAGCTTCGCAACCACACCTGCCTTGTTGGTAACATCTCCCCAGAATCGTGCGGAGCCGATGACATCGTCAACAGTTACGCTCTTACCGGATGCGCGAGAGCGGGCAATGGCCTCTTGCCGAAGGTCAGACATGGCCTGCGCCATCTCCCCATACCCGCGCTGCAGCGCTCCACCAACGTCCATCTTGTACTTGTGGCTGTTTGCCATGGCTGCGATGGCTGAGGCCTCCTGAATACCCTCCTGGTACTCACGGACGGTCTTGGTGGTCGCTTCAGCAAACAGTTGAGGGGTCAGTGGGCGGGCGCCATTCTTGGTGACATCGCGAAGGTTGTAGGCGGTCTGACGCTTGAACTCCTCCTGAAGCTCTCCAGTGAGTCGTCCGCTGTACTTCTGACGCTGGTCCTGAGAGCCCGGCATCTTGGCCGCAACGGTCTCCGCGTTCTTCTGGATGGCAAGAAACGAATTGGCAATCCACTCCTGTTGAGACTTCGGGAGGTCTCCAAAGGTTTCGTCTTCAGCAACGCGAGAGCGGTACACGCCAAGGTTCTTGTCCACCGCTGCCTTCATCTGGGATGCGGCCGGAGTCTGTGGCTGACCCTGTTGCGGAGCCACAATCGCCCCCTTCGCTGCGGCGGTAGCCGGCGCAGGACCGGCCTGTGGGGGCGCAGGTCGCTGAGCTGGCGGTGCACTGGGTTGACCCACGGGAGCCGCACCAATGGTACCCTGCGCAGGCATGGAGCCAGCCGTGTTCACGGTGTTTGCGGTAGCCTGCTGAGTCGGAAGTTGACCCGGCTGCGCCTGCGTGCCGATGGGAGAGATGAACGGCTGACCGGGACGCTCGTACTGCGCGAGTGCCTTTGCCTGCACATGGGCCATGCGATATGCCCTCTCCAGTGCCATGTTCTTGAGCTGGGCCGCCTGGGTCTCGGCCGCAGCGGCAAGCTGGTTGCCGATGTCGCGCTGCTCCTGACCCTGCATGCGAGACGTGGCTGCACGAATCTGATTGGCGATGACTTCGTAGCTCTTGCCGGTGAGGTAGTCGCGAGCAGCAACGTCGTCCTTGAACTGGTCAGAGATGAGCCCGAGTGTGGTCTTGGACGCCTTCTCGCCAGCCTTCAGCTTCTCATGCTCGCGCATCTGCTCAGCGATGTCACGGTCAACCGCTTCGTTGATGAGCTTGATGCCACTCGTTGCGTCGTTGGTGAACAGTGGCATGAAGCCAAGCGCAATGGCGTTCATCACGTTGTACGGGTTCTTCCAGAACTTTCCGGTGGATACCTGGAAATTGGCTGCGGCCTCCGCTCGCGACTTTACCTTCTCCGCAGCGGCGTGAGACGCGTTGCGGCGCACAAGCTCATCAGCAGCGGCGGCCTTCAGGTTCTCTGCCCCAGCTACCGCAAGCTCATCCTGCTTCGCTGCGATTTCATTCATCCCAACGTTGGAGTTGACTCCACGCTCACGCGAAGCTTCACCCTCCACGCGCTTGGCGTCGCTAGGCGCCATCGCGTTGCCTTCACCATCAACGGCCTGGTAGTTGCGCGTTGGCGGCAGAACCTCTACGGACGGACCGGCTGCACGCGGTGTTGGGTAGAGCGGAACCTTGCCCATCTCCGATGCGTTCTCATCGGTGTCGGCATTGGGGTTCGGGTCGTCCATGGACTTGAATTCGGATGACCCGCGAGCCTCGGTGCGACCCTGCGTAGCGTCAGGAGGAGACTGATTCTGCCCATTCACCAGCTGGCCGAATGCTCCGGTGGGGCGGTACTCTGGCGCTGGAGCTGGAGGCGGAACCGGCGGAAGTGACGGATTGACGTTGATGAGCGGAAGTCCGCCAGTGCCAGCAATGCCGTTCAGGGCACCAGCAAGGTTGAACTGCGGGTCCTTCTCAATCTCAGACGCCATCTTATCGCCCCATCATGAAGCCAGCCAAGGCCGCATTGCGCGGGTCCTGACCGAGTTGAGTACCGACACCGCGACGCGCCATATCAGCCTGCACCTGCGCAAGACTGGGGGCTGTCGGAACGGGAGACTGGCCCTGCGGCGGCGGGGCTGCACGCCCCTCGTTTGCCATCACCGCGGGAGCGTACTGAGCGCTTGGGGGAGCCCCAGCGTTCTTGGATTGCATCATGCCGGACATGGAGCGCGGAGCACCAGCTGCCGGGCTCGTGGGGGTGAGTCGGTTGGCGTAGTTGGGGCTGGAGAGCTGTCCAGCTGGGGGCATGGACGTGCGCTGTCGTGGGCGAAAGCGAACCCCTCCAGGCTGCCCTCCCCCACCAACAGACAGACTTCCACCCATACCGGTGCCAGCAACGCCACCGGGCTGATTGCCACCAACGGACAAGCCTCCACCATTATCGGTGGTGCCGCCGCGGTACATTGGAACTCCGCTATTCCCCAGCCTAAGGTCGTTGCTCATAGTGTCCCCATCATGCCAGTTCGGGCTTGCTTTACCATGTCTTCCAGTACCCTGTCGTCGTTTTGCTCGGCAAGGTATTGCGCTGTCCGCTTCTCACCCTGCTGCGGAGTGAGCTTGCTGTACTCGGCCTTGCGGCCCTCTCGCTGGTCGGCCAAGAGCTTCTGGATGAGCGGGTCCATTACTTCTCACCACCGACATCAAAGACCGTCTTTTCCGGCTTGTTCGCGATTCCGTTTGCCGTGTTGACGGCGTTGCCGAACTGCGTACTGACTGCAGCACCAATCATCTGGCCCGTCTGCTGCCGCTTCTGCGTGTTCGCGCGGTCAACGCCGGCCTGTTGCTCCTGCTGCCACTTCTGGTTCGTCTGGGCGGCGTCGCGGTTGGATGCATCCGCCGTAGACTGGTTACGAGCAACGCCAAGGCCCTGCTCGTAGTAGCCCTGACCGAGCTGGGCGTTGCCAAGGGCTGCGTTCTGGTTGACGCTGTAGCGGCTGTTGTCCAGACCGCCATAGCCCTGCGAAGCCGCAAGTAGGCCAAGCTGCTGCTGGTTGCCCATGCTGCGATTGGCGAGACCAAACTCGTTGGACGAGTTGAGGCGTCCCTGGTCCATGCCGCGAAGCGCCTGGGACTGCGTGCCCATCATGCCGCGAGCCTGAGCCATCTCCTGAGCCCGGAGCTGGCCAGCATCCGTGAACACGCCCTGCTGGAGCCCGGCGATGTTGGATGTAGCATTGCCCTGCGCATTGGCAATGGCAGCAGCTCCGCGGGCAGAGCCCTGCATGCTGTTCTGCGCCGCGCTAGCCTGGTCCAGACCGCGTTGCATCTGGTAGGCTGCCTCACTGGGTGCCAGGCCCATTGCGGCCTGCGTGGTGAGGTCTAGGCCTGCCTGCTGGTATGCACGAGACTGCCCCTCGTTGTCGGAGTAATACTGACTCTCCTGAACGGGGACATCGCGGGACATGGCGTCCTTGTATAGGCTGCCAGACATTCCCCCGTACGGAGAGCCCGCATTGCGATAGCCCGCAGCAACGTCGTCTGCAGCCTGGCCACGGGCATTAGCGTCGCCGTACAGGCCAGCGGCGGTGGTCCCCACCCCCTGGCCAATCTGAACGTCTTCTCGCTCGGGAGCAACGAACTTCGTTCGGTCCTGGCCACGCAGGCTGTTGACATAGTCCTCGGCCCCTTCGCTGGCGGCCCCGGTGACATCATCAACGGCAGTCGCTCCGGTGTCATAAACACCCTTCGCGAACTCGCCAATGACAGGTACTTTGCCAAGTAGTTTGCCGAACATACCCGTATACTACTCCATTATGCCCGAGAGGCAGCTGCAAGTTGTGGTCCAGGCTTCTTTGGTGCCACCTGCCAGGCAATCCCGAGAATCTCCGGGCCCTTACCGTTCCCGATTGGGTAGGTGATGAGGTCGGAAGCCGGTGCATCGGTGATTTTCATGCGAATCGCAGTGTTTACCTGCTGACTCGGCTGAATCATGAACTGCTCCAGAGAAAGCGCAGTGAATTCACCGGGTTGCCACGTTCTAGACTGCGTGTAGGTGTCGCTATAGTCGTAGGCCAGACTGATAGTGATGGCGTGGTACCCACCCGTCGTCTGCTTGGCCAACAGGAACGCGTCGTGGATGCGCTGGCGCTCATGTGGCCCACTGAGCTTCACCCAGGCCGTCTCAATGGTGATGGGCACCCAGTACCCGACGCCGGTATCGTACTTCAGAGAGTATGACTCAAAGTACGAGTAGAATTGAGTGTCAATGAACACGGTCTGTGAGCCAACGGGAAACGACGCCCCAACGTCGGCCTGAGCAATTCCCTGCATCGGAGCCCCGTATGCGGAACCACCATCGGTATACTTTGCCGTAGACCATGCGCCCGACGCAGTGTCGTAGACAACGCAGACTCCGGTTCCGCTGTACGTTCCAAGAGATGAGTCGCTAGCTAGCAGCATCTTGATTTCGCCAGTCACCGAGTTGAACGCGGTTCCGCATGTCTTTGAATGCGCATCAACCGTGGCGCGGACTTGCTCCCCAATCCACTGCACATCCAGTTTGCGACTGAGAAGCTCAACGCCACGGCGTGAGCGGAAGATGATACCAAGCGGCGTGTTCCGAACACTGTTTGCGCTGATGCAGCCGAACTCTGCAGCTAGCCTGAGCGGTGGGGAAAACTCAGCCCCTGAGCCACCGTTCTCTGGCGGCCCATCCCCATCCACGACGAAGATAGTGTCGCGCTTGAAGATGACCAGGCGACCATCAAGTGATGCGAGCGCAGTTATACCGCTTGTGCCTCCACCAGGAACGTAGAACGAGAACTGTGGGTTGTACCATGGCGACTCCCCATCAATGGAGAAGGATGAGTAATACACGGTGTCGCCAGAAGCCACGAACAGCCTGTCCTTGTGGGAACAGATGTGAGAAGCCGGGGGCGGTGGAAACCTGTCTACGGAGGCTCCAGGTCCAAGCAGTGGTTGTCTGTACAGGCGAGGCTGAGACAATAGAGTCGCGTCCGTCATTGCGTCCGACAGGAGCAGTGGCTCGTTGGTGATGCCAGTGTTTGGGCATGGAATCCACTGCGTTGTTCCGTAGGTGTTGTTTGGCGATTGTGAAGATGCCACCAAATACAGTGTCTTTCCTCCAGCAGCCGTTCGGTACACCTCAACGGTAACCTCTGGTGCCGCGCCGATGGATGCTGGCGCGGTACGGGCGGTAACCCCACAAGACTGGATTGACACATTGACGATGTTGCTACCTGCGCCGGTCGTCACCGCGTACGGCCCGAACGCACGGCTGTATGTGACGTTGCCAACGGAGTTCAGGTGCCTGTACACTACATAGTATTGATGAAGCCCGTCATCAACGCCAGCGCCAGCCGACACGGATGCGTCAGCGATTGGCATGTCAACGAACCCAGACTCGCACACAGCGTCGGCATCAAACGCCTGCACCGCTCCGGTGCCAACGTGCGTCTCTTCTCCGAAGTGGGCAACGTTACACGACGCTTCGTCGTACGCCTTCAGCCTGGATACGACGATGGCGCTTGCCCTATCCCCAACCAGCTTCGCAAACACCGATGGGAAGCTACGCCCACTGTTGTTTGACAAGTACCTGATGCGAGGGCTTAGCTGAGTTGAAACTCTATTCTCAGCAATGGAGCCAAGTCCAATTCTACGATAAGCGGTGTACGGTTCAAGCGTGGCCACCGGCGGGGATGAGTTCTGCTGGACCGACGCACCCGGCGTAGCTGTCTGTGCATACGACACAGAGTAGTCGTTCACCGATATGATGCAGTGCGCGGATAGTCGCTGTGGGGTGTACGCAACCACCTCGTCAGTGTCTCCCTTGCACGCATGCATGAAGAAGCCGTTCGTGAATAGGCTGTAGAACGGCTTTGATATTCCCATCCACCCACGAACCGAGTGGTGCGGGGTGGCGCCGAAGTTCAGCGGGCTGACCGATGTGAACCGGGAGCGGAAGAAGTCAATGCATGGAATGTTGGAACCACCGAGTGCCCGCAGTACACTGCGAACCATCCACACCTCACATACGCCTCCGAGTCCAGACTGATACGAAGCTGCGATGTCATAGCTGGTCTCACCAGGGAAGTCCCTTTGCGTGTTGGTGAAGGCCGCAGCCACGGTTGCCGCACCACCAAGGCCCGCGAGCGAGTATGCCGCCCCCCAGATGTCCACGTTGATGCTTGCTGCCAGGTTGTTCTGGCCAATAATCCATAAGTTTGAATTGTTGTCGTGCGAGATGGACTCAATGCGAACCCATCCATCGGCCAGCTTACTGTGCTCCGTGAGGGCGCCAGCATCGGTCATCACAGCTATTACGTCGTCATATGCAACAATGCTTCCGCCGGACGCAACCTCAATGTCAACTATTCCCAACTGACCAACATATAGCGACGCGGTGGCGGTTGGGGCTCCAAGGTACTGGTTTGGCCAGTTCACTGTTTCTGGGTCAATAACCCATACATTGCATTCACCAATGTCGTTAGCTGCCCACAGGTGGAAGTACCTGTCAGAAGAGAACGCCATCTTTACGTTCAACCCAGTCACAGCGGTGAAGTAGTTCTCCAGGGTGTACTTCTGAAGCACCACCCCGGTCGCAACCTCTTGCACAGCAATGATGGTGCTCTGTCCGGCGATTGACGACGCCGGCCCCGAGTACGCCACGACCCTATACTGGGTTGACTCTGCCGCACCAAAGACGCGCTGACCGTCCTCCTCCGGCCTCGTTGATGCGCTGCTCACCACCTGATGGTTTGTTACGCTCCATGCCGGAAACTTTGAGCCACGGTGAAGACCGTTGGTGCCGTACGCTACGTTACCAACGGTATAGAGCCATGCGCCATCGGAGTCAGTGCCCTCAAGCACGTTCTGCGACGACACGTACGCCATTGCGTTCTGTGCGGTCTGGAACACCTTTCGCGGGTTCCTTGACGTACGACCCGCCTGGTCAAAGTATTGCATAACCGCAATGCCAGGTCGCTTCACCCATGCACCGCCGGCCTCCTGCACCATGTTCTCAACGGTGAGGAGCGAGTCGGTTGGAGAAAGCTCTGCGCGAATAGACTCCTGTGCACCCTTGGACAGGTTCAGCGGGATGAGCTGCTTTTCAATGGGCATCAGACAACTCCAATTTGAGACGATTCAACGCGGATGACGGCCTTGCCATCACATGTGCTCCTAAGGACAAGGGAGCCTGCAGTGGTTGCTTGGGTACGCACGAACGCTGGTGCCGCGCTGGGGACCATGATGTTTGCTTCCGTGGGGGCCCAGTCAACAACGTACCACCTCACAGCACCACCGAAGTCGTGCTGCAAGGTGTACGTGACCCCAGACGAAACCTCCAGTTCATACTCGTTGTAGTCCGGCCTCTGGACGGATTCCAGAAGCCCAATGCGCTCTCCAATTTTCCGCAGCACCTCTGCCAACTTCGTAACGTCACCATCATACGATGACTCGCGGGAGACAGCCCGACGAAGTTTTCCATTGCTTCCGTCTCTACCGAAGAAGCTCACGGCACCCCGAACAGCGCATCCGCCTGATAGAGTTCAAGGTTGGCCCCAATGAGGTCGTACGTGGTGACGAAACTGGATAGCTGCCCAGTGAAGAAGCGAGACCACCGAGCGCGCCCGGTCCTTCGCTCAACGATGCGGTTTGGCTCGTTGTCATCACGCTTAGCCATTCGTGTAACACGTGCCTCAGCTGAGGCAAGCTGCCTTTCAAAAGGAGCAGTGTCCTCTTCCTTCTTTCGCTTCACGTCAATGGCGGCGCACATGAGGACCATGTCCTCAAAGCCGTTGATGCCGTCAAACGTGTCGGTGCCAGTGGTGAGCTTGGAGGCGTATGGAAGGTAGGTGAGACGGACGGTGCTGACGCCCTGTGGAGCGCGCAGTAGCTGCGACGACTCGCGCACCAGGCGCCTCACTGGAAGCCAGCTATTGGATGCGCGCACCTGCACCCCGATGAGCCTGTAGAAATCTCCAGCAGGGATGACCGTAGTGACTACGTAGTCGCTCTGGTTGGCTACCGTGGAGAACGTCACCTTCTTGGTCAGGTGTTCCCCGTTCCCAGACTCCACCAACTTGTCAATGGTGCGAGCGATGCCACCGTTGATGAAGTCCCACATCTCAGCCTGAGACAAGTGGGTGTCATTCACAGTGTCGGTGAGGCTTCGCAGCCTGGTCTCCAGCTCAGCAAGTGTGAAGGTACGAGGCATCTGCTACACCGATAAACGCCGCTTATCTGCAGCGCCAATAAAAGGGCCACGGAACTATCGCTGAGTCCGTGGCCATTGCCCGTCAGCACGGGGGGTCTGTTGTGGTTGGTTAGATTGCGCCGCAAGCCTTCAGGAAGAGACGCATTGCGCGAGCCTTCTTTTCGGGCGTGGTCGCTTTCTCAAAGAGGCGCATGGCGCTGACTTCAGCGACATCCGATTTCTCCTCTTTCGGAGCTTTCACCTCAAGGGCATCGTCGTCATCGGACTCATCGTCCATGCCGCCGGCACCCTCAAGAATCTCCTTGATGCCCATGGCTTACGTCTGGCTCCACTCAATCTCAATGCAGAGATGGGCGGTGGTGAGCAGGTCAACCGCAGCACCTGCGTCAGTGTACGTTTCCAGCTGAATCGTCTTTGCAGACGCGCTGAAGGATGCGAACACCAGTCGGGCCAGCACGTTTGCGCCAGCGGCCACAGCATGAACCTGTGCCGAAGCGAAGCCGATGACCCCACCAACCTCGTTGAACGTCACGATGTACTTGCCGGTTGCGGCGTTGTAGTTGACAGAGCGGATGTTGTCACCAACCACGCGAGCGCAGTTGGCGGCAGCTCCACCACCAGTGAACCGGGCAGTGTCCCGGGAAGTGGACCCCTTCCGCGAAGTACTGCGGATGGGGCCACCGTTGGAAGCGGGAAGGGGCATCTTGGGCTCCTATTAGAGGCCGAAGTTCGTGAGACGAACGTGCGGGCCGGGGTTCTTGCACTTGAGGTTTCCGTAGCTCACGAAGCGAACCTCGTAAACGTCGTCGTTGCTGAGCCGCTGGAACTTGAGCGAGTCAAGGTCCTGCAGGTGCGGGAGCTTGCCAAGGCTCTTGATGGCGAACTCGTCCAGCTTGAGCAAGAGAGCTTCGTTGCGGCGGCAGAACGGGTCTGCAATCACCTCAACAGCTCCAGCGTCACCCTCAATCATCACAGACTTGAAGCCGTGCTTGGCCTCACCACCGGGGTTGTCGTAGATGATTTTGCTGCCCAGCGACCGCTTGAGGTTGCTGAACTCAATGTTGTTCATGATGACCACAGACGGGTCACCGATGCCCTGGAAGCCGGCCTGACCAGTAGCGTCAAGGATGGCATCCTCCATCGCCCAGCCAGTGTAGTCAATCGCTTGACCAGCGAGGCGGACGGGGTCCGTGGTGCGGTTGAGGCCGAAGAGTGTACCTGGAGCAGAACCGCCTTCAACGTACCTCGGAAGACCAACGATGCATGCCGTGTTGGAACCGGCAGACGACTGGTCGCCGGAGCGGACCAAGTAGTCGGTGGCGATAACGTCGGTGATGAGCGTGTTGAGCGCAGCGGAGAACGTCAAGGTACGGTTGCGCCGGTCAATACCGGTCACGCGAGCCTTGCCGGCACCGCCGGTACGCAGCGTCGGGGATAGGCCCGTCGCAGTCACAGCTCGGAGCGTCATGTTCAGCTCAAAGTAGTTCATGTTGGTCGTGGGACCCAGGGTCACGGTGACCGTGGTGTGACCAGAGGTCATGCGACCAAGAACGCCGTCTCCGTCACCGAAGAGGTACGTGCTCGCAACCGACATCTCAGTCGTAGCGCAGCCCTTGGTCTCGTTCTCCCATAGGTCCACCATCGCGCCGGCAGACTTCACAGCCGCTTCCGCAGCTTCACCGGTCACGCGAGCCACACCGTAGTGCGAAACGCGGGTCAGGTTGAAGCGCACGTAGCTGCCCTGGAACACGTTCGCCTGAGCTTCCGGGATGGTACCGGAGGAGCCTTGCGGGTTCGCGTTCTGCACGGGGACGTACATGGACTCGCCCACGAAGTCGGTCTCTTTCTTGAGACGATTCAGGGTGCGGAAGTTCTTGTTGATGGAGAGCGGGATGCCGCCATCGGGGTAGAGGATTTTCAGTGCAGCTTGGCTGCCTACGAGAGTTGCGGTCATGTTTGGTTCACCTAAAAGTCAAGCAAAGGAAGAGTTGCTGTTTGTTTACTTCTTACCAGCCGCAGTCCACATGGCCTGGACGGCTGCCACCGCGGCATCGCGGCGTTCTTCATCATCAGAGCTGTCGCTTACGATTGGCCTCAACGCCCTGCGCTCCGAGCTAGACTCGCGAGACAGGTTTTTTGGCGGGGCTGCAACCTTCACTGGCGGAGCAGGTGACTTGGCACTCTTCTTGCGTGCAACGTTACCGTAGCGCGCTTCAGCCTCCTGTTCAAGATATTCTGCAATCTCTTTCAGAGACGCCTCTTTGCCGGTCAGGTCTCGGTACTTGTCAGCGACCTTATCTCCCATCGCGACGATGTCCTCGTAGTCATACATGGAGCTGAGGACCGGGCAGTTCTCTTCACTCACAAGCGTCTTGAAGTTTCCGATGACATCCTGGCGCTTGGCCTCCAGGTGCTGCAGCTGCTGGCGCTGCAGGGCGCGCACGCGCTCCTGCTCCTGCTCGTTGCGCCACTTCTTCAGGTCCTCCAGCTCGGCAGCCAGAGAGTCCTTCTTGGCGCGCTCCTTGGCCTCTGGGCTGGTCCCAGACACGAGACCATAGATGAAGTCCTCCGGGTCAAGGCCAAGAGCCTTGATGGCTTCCATGGGGTCGCTCTTGAGCTTAGCGATGGCCTGGGCTGCAGAGCGTGCCTCGTCCAGCATGCGCTGAGCTTCTTGTCGCTCGCGGATGGCCTCCGAGCGGATGTTGTCGGCCTCCGATGCGGCTTCCTGCCGACGCCGCGCGAGCTTCTCGCGCTGGCGCATGGCCTTGGCTAGGGTGATTTCGTCCTCATCCTCAGCCTCCTCCTCACTGTCCTTTTTCTCCGCGATTGTGACGGGCTTTCCCTCAATCTTGCCCTCCAGGGCCTTCATCTCTTTCTTGAACGCGCTCAACGGGTCAGCCCGCTCAATCGCCTCAATCGTCTCGCTCGTCTCTTCGGCCATAGCCTCAGCTACGGAGTCAATCGCAGCCTGACGCGCGTCGGCCTCACTGGCGCCGCCGTCATCAGAGACTGCGCCTTCAGTATCACCACCAAGTTCACTCATTGCATTTGTCCTTCGGGCGGCATACCACCCATCATCTCAGGAGGAAGACCGGGGGGCGGCATTGCTGGCCCCGGCGGAGGCAACGGCATCCCATCAGGACCAACTGGCGCTCCGCCCATTGGTTGACCGACCGGAGCAGCCATCTCCTCAAGTTTTTGAAGGAAGTTTAGAAGCATCATGTACGTGTCGTCTTCAACGTCGTGGCGGATGCGGTAGAGGGAGATGAACTCCATCGTGACCACCTTTGCCACGTCAAGGTTGTCCCACGGCATCGGCGGGATGTAGCGCTTCTGCTTGCAGATTGCAGTCAGCGTCTTCTTCACAATCTCCTCCATGGAGACCTTCATGTCCGACTCTCCGTGCACGTCAGGAATCTCAAGGAGACCGATGTGCTCAGGCGGAACCTGCGAGAGCTTGGACAGTGCATCCACCTTGCCGGCAAACGTCTGCGGAAGGTTGCCACTCGGCTGGATGAACAGCTTCAGATGACGACGGTCTACCTTCACGTCGCAGAACTTCAGGATATCAATGGACGACTTCATCTCGCCCTTGGCCTTGCTCACAACGTCAATGCCAAGCTCCTCCAGCTCCTCTGCTTCATCAAGGCAGACTTCACCAATCTGCACCATGGCGCGGGCGTACTGGCGATGGTTCATCGCATGACGAGCAACGCCTTGGTCCACCATGCGCTCCAAGAACGGGGCACCAACGTCGCGCATCTGCGGTGGCAGACCCTGCGACGCTTCAAACTGGGAGATGCCTAGCGTGCCACGCATGCGGCCAGGAAGGCCATCGCGCTCGCTGTATGCGTCAGGGGTGATGGGCTGCGGGTTCCATTCCTGAATGGCCTCTCGCGGGCTCCCATCAACCTCATAGATGGCACCCTCAATGTCGTCAATCTGTGACGGCTTCAGACCGCGGCCCTTCTGAACGATGAGTCGCGGAATGCCTAGCAAGTCGTGCGCACGGTCCACACGCTTGACCATCTTGTCAAACGCGCGCTGCAGCGGGAGCAACCGCTTCACCGCGGACTCGCCGTAGTACCCAGCGAGAGAGATGTTGAAGCGCATCGGAACGACCGGGAAGCGCTTTCGCTTGTACGGTCGGTCAATGAGGGTGCAGTCGCGAATAGTAACGCAGTAGCGTCCGTCCTCACCCTTGCTGTTGGGCAAGTGCCACGACTTCCACACCGTGACCATGTCGCCGTTGATGGAGCCCGCGCGGTTGGCGTCCAGGTCGTCGTTGCCAGGGGCTGCAGCAATCTTCTCGTAGCGGTTCTTCGCGGAGCCGAACAAGCTCTTGTCATCGCAGCCAAGCTCATCTAGGAGCTGCCAGCGGTCAACGTGCACCTTGACGTGGATACTGCGCGGCCGGCCGTCACGAGCCCCAAGGCGGTCAACGAACACGTAGCGCGGGCACAACCGGTCAACTGTGATGCGGGCCTGCTCGTCCTCCATCTCATGTCCAATGAGGAACATCCCGGTGCCGTACACGAGCATGTCTGCGCCGGCCTGCGGGACAGCTACGTCGTGGACTTCGGCATCCTCAAAGACGCCCTCCATCCAGCGAGAGAAGCCCTTCGCTCGGCTGAACTCCTCGTAGTCGGCCTCGGAAACGGACACCGCCGGAATGACGCGGTCCTTGAAGATTTGCGCGTGCAGGGTCTCAATGGAGTTGGCCAGCTCGTTCTGCTCAATCTCGTCAGAGAAGACAGAGGCGTCTGTAGTGGATTGGAACTCGTCGCCAAACTGCGACAAGTCACCACCGTAGGCGCGCACGAACTCCTTGTATGCCTCGTAGCGGGACGACTGGTCCTCAGCGATACGGGCAATGAGCGGCTGGATGATTTCGTGTGGCTCTTTGCCGTGCTCAGCAGCTCGGTAGAACTGGGCAGACGCCCACTCGCCGCGGACGGCCTTCTTTTTCGCCATGCACAATCTGTGCCATGGTCAAGACTTCAAGTCAACGCCTACGTAGCATAGCCTCCGACTCGGCCAGAAGCTCGTCCGCCTCGTTCCTCAGTTGCCTAGCCAGCTCAACGCACATCTCGGCATACCGGATACGCGCCATGGCCATTGTTGCCAGCTCAATTCCGGCTTTGGCCTGCGCACGCCTGCGAAAGAACGACCGCTCCGCAGCGGTGAACTCGTCCTCCTCCTCAGTTTGTTCCCCAGGGCTTGAACTTTTGCTGTCGCTTTGCGGCCTGCTCAAGTTTCTTGACGTAGTCACTCTCTCGCCTTTGGTCTTTCACGGCAACGCGCCGGTTGAACTCCTCGTTCCAGCCGGGAGAGCCGGGCTCCAGCGAGCTGACTTCCTTCCCGATGGTAGAGTACGACATCTCATGTATGCAAAGCACCCACGCGGACACCGAGTCGCCGTGGCCGGAGCCCATTCTGCGCGGGCTACGAATCTGAATCTCACCGCCAGCACTCGGCCTGGCCTGTACCGCAAGTAGTTGATTCCTGAATCGCTTATCCTTAGGGATGCAGCATAGCCCCTCGCGCATGACGGCCTTGGTTCGGCTGTACACCGCATGCTTGCCCTTGGCGCCTTCCGGGGCATGAAGCAGAACGATTCCGTGGGTTTCCAGGTGCTCCCTAATGGACTCGCGGTAGTGACCATCGCAGATGATGGACGTGATTCCGTACCGCTTCATCTCCAGCGCGAACGTAGCCACGACTTCGCTCGGGCGCAACGGCTTGCCCTTCTCCGGGCTCAGCTCAATCATGGATGCGATGGAGTACCTCTTGCCATCCCATTGGGTGATGACGAGTGAGGCGTTGTCACGGGTGAAGGCAAAGTCTCCGGCGGCCACGTAGCGGTTCACCCAGGCTCGCGGGAGCGGAAGCTCGTACTCCTCGGAGCACAGGTTGATGCTAGGTGCGTCAAAGAACTTGCCACCAACGAAGGCATCGCGCTCGCAGAAGAACTCACGGCGGGCGTTCTCCGCGTCTCGCTTCATCTCAGCAGCCACAAGCTTCTCAATCTCGGGACCAATGCGCACCAACGTGGTTGGGGCGATAATCGCAAGAGAATCAATGGGATGGCCGAAGTTCTTTTCAATCATCTCGGCCATGATGTTCTCTGTCGGCCACGGTGTACTGATGAGCAGCCCCTTCCCGTCCGGGAGCAGGCGCGGCATCATTGCACCCACAATCGCACCTGCGTTGACGATGTAGTCTTCTTCCGCACCAGAGGAAGAGAAGAACTCAGCCTCGTCCAGAATGAAGCAGATGATGGAGCGGCCACGGGCGGAAGCTCCACCCATGTTGGCGGCCTTGGCCTCAAAGACCACCAGTCGGCCATCCTGCGGGCGACGAATGGTGATGGACTCCTTGTCCTCAGCGACCACCAGAGCGTTTAGGCGCTTGTTGGAGCGTAGCATCTCGCGAGCCATGGCAACCGACATCTTGGCGGTAGGCTTGTCGGGAGCGATAATAAAGACCACCGCCTTGTCACCCGGACCGCATCTGCTGAGGTCTGCAGTGAACAGCTGGTAGAGGCCGAATGCAGAGCAAAACGTCGTCTTGCCTGACCCTCGCCCCAGCGATAGTGCAATGAGCTTACGGTGCTCCTTGGCGATGATGAACCGCCCACCGAGCATCTTCTCCGCGAGAGGCTGCAGTTCCAGCGGGAGGTCGGTAACCTGCTCATCTCCGAATGCCAGGCGAGCGAGAACCTCTTGGCCGGGCTCTGGTACTAGGTTGAGTGCGCTTTTACAGAATTCGTGAAAAGGAAGAACTGCCACACGTACTGTTTACATCATCCCGTTGGACTTTGCATATGTACGAAGCCATTCAGGCAGCTCGTCTTCCTTGGCAACGTCAACGGCGGTCTTACCTTGCTCCCAACCGGCCTTGGTCGCATTGACCTGAGCCTGCATCTCTGCCGCATCGCGCTGCATCTCTTCGTACGTCTTAGGGCGCTGGGCTTTGGCCTGCATGGGCGCTACCGGCTTTGCCTTCTCAGGCTGCGCAGAGCCAAGCATGCCTGAGCCTGGGCGGGACTTTCCACGGTACGCCTCAGCCTCAAGCTCTCCCATCAGGGAACGCTCTTTCTTGTCCTCATAGTACCCACGACCATCCTTGTCGGCGCGGAGTTCCTTGCCTTCGGGGTCGTACAGTCCGAGAGCGCCCTTGTAGTCAGCCATACCGGAAGACTACTTCGCCGGGCGCGTCGGGTCAAACCAAGACAGCGAGCGCAGTGCCCAGCCGATGTGCTCCTCGCGGTCTGCGCCGAAGGGAATGTCAATGATGGCGAAATCCTCAAAGATTCTGTCGGAGTCCGAGGCTTCGTGGAAGTTCTTGTGGTAGCACTTCACCCGCACCTCAACGCGGTTCTTGCCGGCGTCTTCCAGGTTCACCGCGAAAGGCTCACGGCCACACGTCAGGCACACCGGCCAGCTGTGGCGCGAGCGCTTCACCGCGCCAGGCACCACAATGCGGTCACGAGCTACGCTCTCACGGATGCCCTGAATGAGGTCCCTGCGGCGAATCATGTGTACACCATCGTGTCTTGCCCACACAGCACCACAAAGAGCAGCGCCATAGTGATGTCCAGCAGCTCGCGCTCCGGCATGTGACCCGGCTGGTCAAGCATGTACGAGCGCGCACCAACGAATAGACAGCCAGCGCGCCTCATTCTGCAGCCTGCACAATCAGCAAGAGTAGGAACACGAATGCGACTCCAAGTAGGATGTTGAACATAACGTACGCCAGGTTGAACTCCTGCTCACTCAGAGACGGCCGGATTCCTTGCGCGCCTTCTCTTCTTCGTAGTTCTTCAGCGGCTTGATGGCGCAGATGGTGGCGAGAGGAACAAGCTCAGTGCCGTTCTCAGCCGTCACCTCAACCAGCCCTGCGAACTGGCCAGACGTGTGTACCCAAATCTCACTGATGCCTGGGTTGTGTGAGTTCAGTCCGATGGTGGAGCGAAAGGCTCCGCAGATGTTGGCCTTCTCAAAGAGAGAGAAGTGGTGGACTGAGAAGCCCTTCTGGCTATCTCGCGCGGCTTCGGTTTTTTCGGCCACTGCGGACTTTTCGGTGGTTCCCATGCTCATCAATCTCCGTTTCAAAGGCGCGCATGGCGCCACAGACCATCTTGTTCGTGGGTCCAGTGGACTTCTCACCCAGAATGGGTGTGAACTTCCACGTACCCTTGCCGGTCTTGTACATCCGTCCGATTCTCCCAAAGAGCTGGGCTAGCGCATCAAGCGCCAGTCGCTCCTCGCTCGGGGCGTTTGCTAGAACCACCTCAAGCTGGTCAATCATGCAGTGTAAGGTACGGATTGAAAGTCCACCCGTCAAGTACCGTACGCAGCGCTTTGCACTGGTACGCGTACTGCCTATGCTCATCTGGGCTCAGCTCGGGTGAAAGACACACCTCGGAGATGAGAGCGCTTCCGACTCCGCGCAGCCTGACTTCGGGGACGACGTACACGTAGAACAGCTTGCCGGGAGCCCCGCATACCCAAGCAAACACCGTGTTGCCGTCGCTTGTGAGAACCTTCGTGTTGGAAACAATCGCTTCCTGCGTGGCACTGGTACGTACTGGCATAGGCACAAGCCCATGGTCCCTCATGTTCTTCGCGCAACTCCGCCAGTGGGTTGCGAGAATGAAATTCTTGTGAGATTCAGTTGCCTGCACGAGAGACAGGCCGGTCGGGTACTTCAAGGCTTCGCCTTCCTACGCACGGTTACGCGATGTAGTGTGCAGCGCTCCCGGACCGCCTTGCGGGAGGCGATGTCACGATAGCTGCTCTCAAAGACCGACAAGCCATCCTTCTTTACGCGCCAAAACACCCGCACGACTCGGCGCCACCTGTCATGCATGTAGTCAAAACACTGGAACGAGAAGTTGCACACGTCCGCCCCGTTCAGTTTTGCTCCGCAGTTCCTGCAGCGCGTCACGGTTTCTGAGCCTTCCAGCGAGCCATCCTGCGCTCGGTCCTTGCGCGCTTGCGCTCCTCAGCATCCTGCAGTGCCTGAGTGACCTTCTTGTCTCGGCCGTTCACCGAAACCGGCACTTTCTTTGCGTGCATGATGCGCATCACCTCCATGCCACCGCGCATTGTCAGGCGGTAGTCCGGCTTCAGACCTACTCGCCGGCCAACCATGGTCAGATGGTAGGCGATGCCAAGCGTGTCCAGTACAGCTCGCGCCTTGGCGATGACGAGCGGGTTGTGGTGTGTGATGTACGGCATGCCCAGCGTGCCTCCAGAACGACCTGGGATGAGCCCGGTCACGTCCAGAAGCGCAGCGAGGTAGCCTGATGCCTGAGACACCGACATGCCCGACTGCAGCACCGACTCTTTGCCAAGGTAGTGAACGATGGCGTAGCAGCGTGGGTGCCACATGGGTGAGTCTGGCGTGTAGTTCTCCTCTTGCATGACAGAGGCCCCGCCCTTGCCGCAATGGTCACACCTGGCGATGACCTTCTCTCCTGAGAACTCCTTCTCCTCCACTTCAATGGTCATTGGACGGGAACTCCAGAGATGGTCGGGTCGTACGACTTGCCCAGAAACGCAACCGAGCTTTTCTCCGGCTGCTTCTTGGCAAGCTCCCAGGCATCCCTACGATGCCCATGGAACACCAGCTTCGGAGACTTGCGCTCCGTGCCGGTCTTACCGATTCCCCAATAGCCAACGTCCGCTCCACTGAAGTTGCGATAAATCATTAGAACTCCTAGAGTTTTGCCAGCAGAGTTGCGATGGCTAGGCCGGTAGCGATTAGCGTGGTGCCAATCGCCGTGCCTATTGCCAGTCCGTGAGCCAGCTTCATACCAGGAACTTGCACACTACTGAGCCCGGTGTCAACTGGCTACTTGTCATCCAGCTCAATGGTTCTGGTCTGGCCCCTTGCTACCTCTTCGCGCATGGCCTCCAGCTTCTGCCGGCGATACTCCTCAGAGTTCTTCCACAGGGTCTCGTCCAGGGCCTTGGTTGGGCTAGGGAGCTTCGCTGCGTACTCGTCAATGCGCTTCTCTGCGTCCCGGGCGTACTGGGCTCCTGGCATGTTGTGGACGGCAGCGTTGGCCCTTGCCTTGGCGGCCTCAAACGCGGGAACAGGGCGCTCCGGCATGTCTTCCGGCACCTCACCCAGCCTCGGAACCATCCTGTCCTTCGCCCAGGTCAACGCTTCCCTCATCCTCTCCTTGAAACTCGGCATCTTCAACCTCCACGACGATTCTAGCAGGTTCACTCGGCGGTCTGCCCCGCTCTCTCTCCCAAGGCATGACCGTACCGGCCTCAGAAGCCTTCCTGAGCGACATCTCCTTGGCGGCCATGTCCCAGGCTGCCATCTCCATGTTGCGCGCGTCGGCGGCCAGCTTGGTGGCGACCTTGGTCACCTCAATGTCGGTCGGGTCCAAGGCAAAAGCCTCAAACATCGCTCGTGATGCGGCGAGCTGCAGCGTGGCGCTGGATAACATCATCTCAACGCCGGCCGATATCTCACCAAACTGCTTGTACAGCTCGTGCTGCCTTGCATTTCGGTACCTTCTCGCACCCTTTAGTACATGTGCGACCGGAGACGCCTCCTCCACGGCCTTGGCGATGCCGTAGACGAGACCGCCGACACGCTGTCCCTCCCGCTTGCCTGGTAGAGTCGCGAGAGAGCGCACGTCCTCCTCAGTGAACTCCGGCACCGGGTTTCCGGGCTTGTACTTCGGGTTCGGTTGGTCGGTGCGCAGTAGGCGCGGGGGTTTCTCTTTAGCCATCTCTCATAGCCTCTCGCTCTGCCTTGGACTGGCAGTGGTTACACTGCAGTGTACCGTACCCCGTAGCCTTGCACTCTGCCAGCTGAGCTATGCACGCTCGGCACTCAGTGTCGCTAGACTCACCGAATGACAGTTGCTCAACCTGCTGCTTTTTCTTGGCCATCGCGAATCCTCCCAAGCGTAGGGAAGCTGCTGTAGAATGAGCGCGGCAACTCACCCGGTGGATACAGACGCTTCAGAACGGCCCGCGTCCGCACACGCCTAGCCTCTTTCCGATGCGGCAGCGACTCAATGGCCCAGTCGTGCTTGCCTGGGTTTTGGTACGAGCGCCGCCAGTACCTGTTCTCCGAGAGGTTGAACTCACGAAGCCATCGGTTCTTCAGCTTGCGGGCCTTCACAGCTCAGCCCCCCTGGTGCCATCCATCTGAGTGCAGAGCAGGATGAAGGTGTTGGCGACTTCGGCGTTCGGGAAGTCGCCCACTCGCTCGCCGCGAGCGTCAGTGATGCTCACGTAGTCCTGATGGTCCCACACCTCAACGCGCAGCGGCAGCATGTATCTCCCGTCGCCATAGTCAGAACACGAGCCGTAGCTCCCACACTCGCGGCAATGAGTTCCGATGCGAATCCGTCCGTTCTCGTTCTGAATCCAAATCATGGTTTGCCTCCATTCTTCAGCTGCTGCCGAAGCTCAAAGAACTGGTCCTCGGCCTCGCCAAGCTTCACTGGGGTGTCGCTCCAGTAGTCGTTCAGTTCCGCCTTGTTCTTGGTAAGCTCCGCAATCTTCGCCCTAGCGTCCACCAGCTGAGCACGAAGCTCCTCTGCAGCCTGCGATGACGCAAACTCCTCGCACTTGTTGATGATTCTGCTGATGTGCTCTGCGCGAGCAATGGCGGCTGGTGACTTCATCTCTTCCAGTTCCAGTCGGAGCTTTCCTGCCTCCAGAATGGCCCTTTCTCGTTCGGCTTCCGCCTCTTCCTTCAGCCTGTACGCCAGGTCCTTCTCGTGTCTCAGCAGGTTCATTGCCATTCGGAGCTGCTCCCGCTCTAAGGCAATGTCGCCGTACGACATGTCCCTCATGGCTGCCAGCTCGGCCATTGCGGCGTCGCGCTGTTCAATAATGTTCTGGACAACGTCCTTGGATGACAAGAGTTCAACCTGTCGCCTCAGCTCCTTGATGACCTCGCGCATGCGCATGTTCTCTCCAATCTCCATGGACAGGGCGGCGCCAAGCTCGTCTTTGATATTGGAGTTCTCACGAGTCTTGACTTCAAGCTCGTCAGCCAACACCCGGTTGCGAGCTTCAGCCTTCTCGCACCACGCCTTGTATGATGCGGACACTACACGCAGTTGCCGGTGCTCCTTGATAAGGGACTTCAGCGCAGCTTCGGTCAGGTCTAGTTGGCCTTCCAGGTCGTCCAGGTTTTCCGGGTCAAACATGCCACACAACCTAGCCACGCAGGCATAATTGTAAATGTAGGTTCTGCTCTCACAAAAGTGAAACTACCCTCTATCTATTTTTCGCTAGATGTGGTATCATGATGATACTAAAGGGGAATTCGTCGCAGGGCACTACTTCACTCGTATCGCTCAGCTGCATGGTACCCTGAACAAAGACTATCATACTGGACGGCTTACTCGTTCAGCATTGCCCTGCTGCTCTGGGCTACGCGGTACAACACCACGATGTGGTTGAAACGCCAGGGTTCTCTAAAGGACTCACTGTACTGAAACATGATGACATTCCATACATAGCTCACCATAAAGTATATGGTTTGATATGTAGGCAGAATGTACAGGAACGCTCTGACTTTTAGGCGAGTGGCAAAACCACCCCTTTTACCAGCCTCTCCGGAGGTCATTGGGACGGGTGTGTGTGGTAACTAGCCGATAATTTGAGCGATTTTCCTGCGTGATGGGGCCCTTCGGGCCTGGCACGTTTCTTGCATGGGGGTAACCACCCCCTTCAAGAACCATGCCAACGATAAAGCTGAATGATATCAGCTACTTGCGAAACCATGCCAACGCAGAGCGAGGCTGTTATGCAAGGAGTGTGCCAGAAAAAAGGTCAATGATTCCAGCTAGATGCGGAATCGTGCCAACTAGGGCCTGGCAATAGGAGCCTATGCATCTCCTATGCCAGAAAAAGCCCTTTAGTTACGGCTAGTTGCGGTTATGTGCCAGTTGAAACGTCGGGAATGGTGGGAGGAATCGGTTGGCACGGAAGATGCGGCGTGGCCCTAAGCCACAGTGAACCGCCGTTCACGTAACAAACCGTTCACACTAAGGCACCCATCCGCGAAGCAGGAGCTTTCCGTCCACTGTACGGAATGCGCCCTGCTCCCCTGCGCTTCGGGCTGGTTTGCCGTGCTCGGGATGAAGCACCACATACTCACCACAAGAGCCACAAGGCCCAGAGAACGCCCCACCATCAAGGCCCAGGTACTCGCCGCAGCAGGGGCACGAAAGGCCGTCCGCGTGTCTCATGGTGACACCGTGGCCGCGTTGCGCGTTGCTTCCCTGGCCAGCAAAAGGCGCCGGGCTTGGCGCTTCGCGTTGGGGAGTGAGCTTGTCCATTTCCCGCGCGCGTCCTTGCTCGGAAGGCCGTACCCAAGGCACAAGGCCAGGTATAGGTACGGCGCGGGTCCTAGGCGTAGGATGCGGCACCCGTCTCCCAACGGAAGGATGCTCGCGCGGTCGTCACTGTACAGGTGCTCCCATTGCGCGCGCTTCATGCGGGCACCAGGGCGCTAGCGCGGGCGAGATAGACCGAGGGACGGTCAGAGAGTGACGCGGCTAGGCTGGTGCTGGCGCGCTTGGAATGGGAGAGAATGTCGGTGATACCGTTGTAGATATCCCACAAGCTACTACCTTTGTTGCCGGCGCCTACAATGCCAGGCCATGCTTCAAAACCAGCACGTGAAAGGACCTGTTCCCTGACCTTCTCCGACGAGTCCGGCATGATGCGCGCAAGGTGAGTGACAGGAAGGGCCCGCGCGTTGGAAAGGGATCGGTAAACCTGGGCAGTGACGCGAATGTTCTCCGTCAATTCATCTGTCACCTTGGCGTACGTGAGCACGTTCGTCTTTGTATGCGACATTCCCTTACAGTGACGCAGGGCCATCGCGAGCGTATTCTCGCAAACAACGCGGACGGCAGTGTAGGACGCACCAAAGCCGGTCCTACCGTCCAGGCCGTTCCAGAGAAGAAGGAATGGGCGGACCGTGTCGCCTGCCGTAACCTCAATGTCGCCAACATCGGGACGCGAGAGAAGGCAAAAGGTCTTCCGCCCACCTTGGAACACACCTGCGGTATCGGCCCTGAAGCCCTGGGCCACCATGTCCGCCGCAATGGCGAACATGCGATGGTTCTGCAGAGGGACCCAGCGGGATGTTGCTGGGGTGCCCTTCACGACGCCCAAGATGTTGCCGGTGTCGCATCGCTGGATGCCGCTGTACTGAGCCGGAACCGAGCCCAGGCCGTTCGCGGTGTTCGTTAGGGTAGTGAGACCTACGGTGTGCAGCTGGGCAAGCGCTACTTCAAAGTCCGCACCTACACGGCGCACAATGTCATCCAAAGACTCAGTGTACTTTGCATGCTGACCGAAGGCGGACTTGCTGATGAAAACGGACATGGTTACGCTCCTTTGACTACGGTTTTGGACTCTTCAGCGTGCGCATAACGCACGGACTGCCCGGGTCTGGCCCAGGTGCAGTTTCGTCCTTTGTATGACGACTATGCGCGCTTGCTTGCGTTGAACGCGTCCACTAGGTCTTGTACATGTCCACAAACCTCCCACTGGGCATCGGAAAGCGTTTCGTAGTTCCTTGGCTCGGGGTAAATTGCGCCGAACGAATCGGAGAAGTTATGGTGAGTGCCAGTAGACATAGGTCCTACCTTTGCCAGAACCTGGCAAAAGTGACGAAACGCGGGTGAAGATTCTGCGGGGAGGTTTTTGTACATGGTGAAAAGAGTAGCTGCACGTTCGGTGCCAGTGACAGAGCCGCGCAAGTGATTGAAACCTGTACGCGGTAGCCTGTCAAGGTGACACTTTTTGTCAGTCTGAAACTGGCGCTAGGCTAGCGAGGGGCCAGATATCAGCGGCATTCCTCTGCAGTTACGATGGCTTGGCTATGGTGACGCTTTTTGTCACTCGTCTTCTTCTCTAGTGACGATTCTGGGCACCCAATGCACCGGTCGGCACTCCCAATCCCACCCTCCGGATACGCCTTCATCGGAAAGGAGCATTCTGCCCACGCGTCCAGATACGCTCCGCAGTAGACATGTAACCACACGGACTCGGAAAGTGTGGCCATCATCGCGCAGCACCCATTCAGTGGTAACTGGGACTCCCCTGGTAACTGGCATCGCGAGTAATATGCCTGTATCATACATGGCCATGTAATCCTTTCAGAACCGTTGATGAATGTTTGGTTATGTGTGCATTGTGCACGTTCGCCTGGCAATCACTCGTCCGCGGTTCCAGGAAACAGCGGCGAGTCATCGCGCACAGTGTCCAGGATATCCTCGCGTTGTCCGCGTGCGTTTGAGATATGCTCATGCGTGTCGTACAGGAGAAGCATGGCCTCCGCGTAAGAGTCTGCGTAGACTGTTTCGGTGCACTGATGCCGGACGCCGATGGCGCCTAGCTTGCGGCCGGAGAATCGGAACGTGTAACGCTTCATTGTGCGCTCCTAACTACTTGATAACGTTTAGAATTCGCTTCTTTTGGGAACCATGCGCAGCAAAGGCAATGCCCCGGTTCTCGCGTAGCAACCTGTCAGAATCCCAACAAAGACGGCAACTTGCACACGTCACGTTGTCACGGGTTTGCGCGGGGCACGGTATGTACCTGGTACCGCCGGGCGATAGTTGGAAAGCCCGCTCGGAGGGGAACGCCGGAACCACGATTGCCGGGGCATAGCCGTAGCTTGCGGCGTCTTGCGCGTCCGCGTCGGTCTCGCATGAGGCAAGCACCGAAACGACGCCCCACGCGGCGCGGTGGACCATTCTCCAGGCATGTGTGTACGTCCACACTGGCCTCCCCTCGGTCGCACCCCATCGGTGCGCAGCATGCGCCAGCGAGCGCGCACCCTTGGCCGTGGCAGTGTCGCCGCTCACATGAAGGCGCAGTGGGCGGATGTTCTCGCGCTTGGCGCATGCTTCTAGAATCATTGACGATTCTAGAATAGCGCAATCGTCCGGACTCATGTCACCGGCGAGGCGTTCGGCGCGGCGCATGTGTAGGGCAACGTTGCCGGACTCAGCGTAGCAGCCCGAGCCCTTTAGCTTGCAGGTGTCCGGGCAAGTATTGCGGATAGGTGCGTAGGTGCATGAGACGTTGCCTAACTTCACGTTGGCAGTGGAGAGGACGAGAATCATTGCGCTTTGCTCCCGTCTAGGTGGGAATCATCATAGGGTGAGGCCTCGGAATCGTACCGCTGCCAGGGCCAGCGAGAATCGCAATTGACTACATTGTAGCCAAGCGCGTCAAGCGTGGTCACCAGGCCTTGCAGGGTGCCAGGAATGCCAATGATTCCGACACGATGTGTGCGCACAGAATCGTCGGCCCGGTCGCTCTCTTCAAGGTACACGTCAACGCGTTGCGTGCCCAGGTCTGCCGTAATGGCGTATGAGAGCAGAATGCATTCGCGGGTTTGCATCACTTTTCCCACCTGAAGGCGTCCAGCGCCCGGAGTACCGCGAACATATCGTGGGGGCCGCGGCACTGGACAGTACAGCTACCCGTGCCCACAATGGCGATTCGCCCGCTTTGCCCAAGCGACGCGAGCCTTAGTAGCGCGTCGCTTGTATGGCGAACGTGCGTCTCATGGCGACGCATTGCAAAGACGCGCTCCAGGTCGCGCCCAAGCTGATTCGGAACCACTACGGAGTGTTTGGTCATGGTGCCAATGAGTAATGCACGCGACGGGCCAGCTGTAACTACACGGAATAACTCGCTGGATAAAACGGTACCCATGGCGCCAATGTCGCGGCACAATAGCAAACGCTCGGAACCATTCACGACACGCAATGTCGTGGTACGCAAAAAGGTGCGGACCACCCTCCTCGTATAGACCGCCGGCGACAAGAACACGTTTGCCTACACGCAGTACCTGATGTGGGTGTTCAGTATACGAAGCAGTATGTTCAGTACTGCATGTGCGCGTTCAGTGCACTGGGTAGGGGGCTCCCTATAGGAGGCGATATGGGCGAACCATAGCCCGCCGAATCGTGGGAGACGGCCTGGGCGTGGCTCATGGGCGAAGGCTGGCGGCTCCGGGCTGAGAACCTGGCGCGGCTCCGGGCTGCCGTGGACGTTATGACCGGCGTATGACCAGTGTATGACTTAGTGCTGATGAAGGTCTAAAAAGTCCTTACTCAGAAGGTCTAAAAAGTACCGACGGAATCTGGGTGCCACGCAATGATGACATCCTCCACGCGGATTAGAGGCAGGTCGGCCCAGTGCTTCTTCTCATCGCATAGGTTGCGACGATACGATGCTTTGGCGCCATCCTCTGTCCACGCCGGAACAGAACACCACCGAGCGGGGTCTGGTGTCTGAAAGATGAAGCGCTTCAGATACTTATTGCTCATGGCTCAAACTGGAACGCCCATCATCGCGCCTC